TTAAATATTGAATTGCGCACTGTCTATCTCTTTATAAAACGGTTGAATGAGATCATGTAATTTTTTGGCACTTTGTGAATCTTGTAACATGAGCGCAGAGAGATAAGCATAGCTTCCACATGGGAAGTTTTTCCTTCCGCTAACTTCAAAAGATTGGACGAGTGCCATTAATATCTCTTTGAGAATTATTTCATGGTTATTGATGTTTAGTTGTGTGAAATAATCTTGTCTGAAATGTTTTAGTAAGAGAGCCCGTGAAAGGTAATAAATAACATAATAGTCTTCGCTAGTTATCTGATTACGTTTACTCCATGCGTTGATAGCGATTGAGATGACTTCATCATGTTTATACTGCATTGCTGCTGACCTGAAACGATAGATAGGAAAATCGAGCGATAGAATTTCTGATTTTTTATTAACCAGGTTACGTGACCACGATATTCCTTTTTTAATTACTTTACCAGGACTCCCGGCAATCATGGACGAAGCTAAATATTCGCCGCTTAAAACACTTCTCGCACCAACGATACAGTTATTATTAATTGTTGTACCCTTTAGGATTAGTGCATCTCTTGATATCCATACTTTATTACCGATAGACACATTCTTCGAGTGGTTTATTCTTTCTCCGTTTTCATCGTTGAATATAGAGTGCATATCAGAGCTATATATTCTAACATTAGCAAAGAGGCAGTCATCACCAATTGTGATTGAACAATTATCGTTGGCATGTATAGAAATTGAATCATTACAAATTAACCCATAGCCAATTCGAACTTCACAATTGGCTCCGATGATAATTCTTCCTCTTATCTCACATAGATCATTTATAAATAATTTTCCTCCTGAATGAATTGATATTTGAGCATGGGAGAATTTTACGCCATACCCCACCTCTATGTTCTCAATCGAGTTTTCATATTCAATCCATGACGCATTAAAAACCACATTCCTGCCTAATTTTTTTATTTTATGGTACGTCAGATCTGTAAGTCTCTGCATGTTTATTTTCCGCTATGCATTTTTAGTGGACAATCTGTTATTGTTGATTTTAGATAGTGATGTCGGAAACAATATCATTGTTAGAGAGTTGTTTGATTTATTTTTTTTACAATTGATATGTATTTATTTTTTTATTATTATTATCAATTTTACGTTGTGCGATCTCGTTGTGAATATATATAAATAATCAATGATTATTTATACCGTATTTTTACAAGGATGTAAGAATATCGATGGATTTAGATCGTGTCTATTGTATCGAGGTTGGACAATTGTACTTGTAATGACCTGGAGAGGTAATAATCTTTGTACGGTAAAAGGGTATAGCTCCCGAGTTCAGCATGGTGGTTTAGAGCAAAGAACAAGGCTGCAGATTTTACTATACGCTTGATTTTACGAGTAAACTGAGTGCATTAATGAATTTTTCAGAATCGAAGGTCAATAAATGACCCGAAAGATATCTGGGTGACTTTGCAGTTAAAACACCAGTGATGACAGAAAACAGCGACTGGATGGGGCGGAGGAGATTGTTCCGTAAAATACTCCCCGGAGTATCCCCGGAAAAACAAAAGGAGTTACGTTTTTAGCGTAACCCCTTGTTTTATCTGGTGGCCCCTGTTGGGTTTGAACCAACGACCAAGCGATTATGAGAACGCTGCCCTACCTTTAAAAATCAATAAGTTACATACAAATCATGAGATTAGGATTTGAATGTTACTGGTCTTTATTGGTTATTTGAGTTCTGAGGGGGCAGAAAGGGGACATTTTGCCCAAGAGGGTTAAGCGTGATCGCTTCCTGTAAATGACTCGGGGCAAAGTGTGCATAACGCATTGTCATCTTTATATCGGTATGTCCCAGAATATCTTTTAACACCAAAATATTCCCGCCGTTCATCATAAAATGACTGGCAAAAGTATGGCGCAGTACGTGCGAAAGCTGGCCGTCTGGTAAGTTCAATTCGGCACGTTCGACGGCTTTGCGAAATGCTGAATAGCAGGATTTGAAGTAGCGGCCGGGTTTTTCCGGTTTAGGGAGTGCTTCAAAAAAATCCTGGCTGATTGGCACTGTTCTGTTTCTGTTGCCTTTCGTTTTGAAAAAGCTGACTTTCAGGTTTTTGATTTGTTTGGTAGTGACAGATTCAGCCTCATCCCATCGCGCACCAGTTAGAAGGCATAAGCAAGCCACCCAATAAGCGCAATTGTTTCGGCTTTTCAGGCATTCCGCTAGGAGTCTGGTTATTTCTTCATGTTCGAGGTATGCCAGTTCAGCTTCCTCGGATTTGAATGGCCGAACATTTGTTAACGGGTTGTCTAGCTTCCAGTGGCCTAGTCGTTTTAGTTCGTTGAATACCGCGCGGAAATACGCCAACTCTAAGTTCATAGTTCTGGGCGAAACCTGTTTAACGCGAGCTGTCCGGGATATCTCACCAGATAGGCGTTTTTTTCGGTATAGGGAAAACATGGTTGCATCAAATTCATGAGCCAAGGGATCGCCCATACTCTCACAGGCAAACGCCATAGCGCCTTTACGTTTTTCACCATCGTCCAGCGTTACACCATGTTCATCGAACCACTGGTTTACTAGGTCGCGCAACTTGCGGCGATCTTCTTTTCCATCCAGCCAAGGTTTAACGTGGATGTTTTCCATAATATGGTTCTGGTAGGCCAGGGCCTCACCCTTAGTCGAGAACGATTTACGGATTCGTTTACTGGCTTTACCCTGAGGTTTTCCCTCAGGGTAAAAATCAAGTAACCATTTCCCACTGCTCGATTTTCTTATACTCATTAAATTGCAAACTTTTTATTGTATGATCTCTTGATTTGCTCTTGAATATTTTGTAATTCGGGCAGTGTAATGTTTATTTTTTTTGAATCATACTTTCGTTCGTTGGTGCAGGCTTGTCTGAGTTCAATGAATTTAAATTGATCTATTTTCTGGCTTTCATCTATTTTTTCGATGGCTTCACACAAAAATCTGATATTCATCACCATGCCAACAAATTTGTGATAAGTAATTGATTTTTTTGTGTCATCCATGTTTTCTGAAAGCACGTCTGTCATTTCATTAAACATATCTTCTAATGATTTATTCAATGCATCAATAAGTTTATTCAGTTCTGCGTTTTTTGCATGATGTCCAGTGTTCTTGCTCGAAAAACGTGAAGATACTATCCAGCCTGTAACAGTGGCTACGACAGATAATAAGGGCACTAATTTTAGGAACTGCGTAAATAATGTTTCCTCAGGCATTTCGTGCTCCTTTTAATGCCTCATCAATATAAATTTGAACTTCTATAATAATTGTTGGATCATCTTTGCAAATTAGATTGTCGCGAAGATGCTTTATTTTATTTATATCAATTCCGGCGCGAACCAATCCGCCGAATGCTTCCTCTAAAAATGATGACCCATACCCATAGACGCCATCAAAATTAACTATAATATCATCATTTACTAATTCAGGAATAAGGATGCTATCGCGAAACTCCTCACCGCTGAAATCACCAAGAGTTATATATCTTGGTCCAGGGTATTTTGTGAAATCTTTTACATAAATTGTTTTCATGCTTTAACTCCTTGTGCCGGTAACTCTAAACTACACTCAACTATTGTACCTGATATTGATAATTTATTATCGAACCATTTTTCTGGTTTGACCTTTCCTCTGTTAGTATAGGTATAAGTACCCTTGTTTGAATGAATGACAAGCTTAGCATTCGGAATTTTCGCAATGAGTGACTGTAAATCTGGCCCTCCTTTTCCTCGATAATCGAGCTTGGTGGCAGATTTTTTTAGCTGTAGTGAAGCTCGGATGTAGTCTGAGTCCGCATTTAAGGCATGGCCAATGTATTCAACAATATTTACAAAGAATTTCTTACTTTGTGTTTTGGGGAGAGTTTTAGATATCCCTAAACCCAGATCACAAACTAAAGTAAGCAAACGGTTGTTCATTATCGCTGCAAAACACCACCATTTTGTTTGTGGTTGAAGATTTTGGTATAAGTCCACACGATAAGCGTGTTCGACAGAGTTTGACATGGCTTCAACCAATGGGCGATAAAGTGCTTGTAAGTTATGACCAGTACTTTCAGTAACTTTTTCTAATAATTCTCCAACTTGTGTGCTTGCGACCTGAGAACCTCTAGTTACTTCCCAGCAATTTACCATAGGTAATGCACGCATTTCTCTTTTAGCTAACCCAAGTGCTGAGTATATTCCGATCCAGTTCATAACAGCATCGACAACGGGATAACGGTTTTTGTCGCTATCATGTAAACGTGTTGCTGGAGGCTGAGTTATTGAATATTTCACGTAAGGATGTTCATTTCTTAATCTCTCAAGGTTGGCTAGTAACCATAAACCACCTGAGGAAGTTATGATCTTCGTTTCCCGGAAGCATAAATGTAATTGAGCTACTTTATTACTTACACCTTTCTTAGCATATTTCTTTATGTCATCGACAAATTTCACTAATAAAGTATGGTGATTGGGTTTAGATAAATCGATGCAAACGGGCGCGATAATTTTATGAGGTCTATTCTTGTTCTTCCTGCCATTCCTGCAACGTTTAGTATTCTTACTTTTATTCCACTTACTAACTGATTTTCTTAAAGATCTTTTAAAATCAGCATGCAATTGCTCTTTTGTCTTGTTTTTTTCCCATAATTTCATTTAATAACTTCCTTCTGTAATCACCAAAATGACTTTGCCTACAATTTCAATGTCATCTAATGCACAATCAAAAGCCATACCCACACCGCTAACCCGTACTTTTTTCACAGGAATGCGGGTCAAAGTTCTTATGCTTGTTTTGCCTTCAATGTTCACAAGCCATTCACCATCGAATACCTCTGCGAACGATTGATCGAGGATGTACTGTGTTTTGTCATCCTGAATACACACCGGGTTTTCGGGTAAAGGGGTGCCAGCTCTGAAAAGAACCTTATCAAACATCACATAGCCAGAATCATAGAGCTGCCCATCAACTAGCTTTTTTCTAGCGAACTTCATTATATCTAGTGCTTCGGCTTCGTATTTTTTTCCTTCTCCTGTGGTGAGCCATTCGAGATTAAAACCTGTTTCCAGGGAGCACTTCACAACGATATCCGCAGGGAAAACGCCGCGAGTTCTGCGGGCTGACATGCTGCTTGAAGCCATGTCTAGGTATTCAGCAAGCTGTAGTGAAGTTGTGAAACCGTATGCTTCACACACTCGATCGAGCACTTCCGCACTATTTGTTGGTAACAATACCTTTCGACTATGTATGTTCATGATGCTTGCAAACTCGACTTAATCGAGTTAACCTCCGGTTCGTTGTCTCGCCTTTATCGAATATCAATGAGCGTTGCCGCGCTCAACTGAACAATGGAGTTTGCCTTATGCGTCCTAACATTACAATTGCCATCCCTACGCCCTACTTGCCTATTGATGAATATTGCCGCATCACCGGAACCCCTATGGGGACAGCCCGTGACATGGTGCGCGATGGTCGCTTGCCGATTCGTGGGAAAGGTGACAAGCCGAAAGCGCGGGTAGAAATCAATATGGCCGCTCTGACCGTTCAGGCGTTAAGCGAATGCAACATTTCGCTAAACGCGTAATCAGTTTTACGGATTAGGGAGAGGCTAACAATGTTTGATTATGTCACCTCTAAACATGCGCATTTTGATGCCGCTTGCCGAGTGTTCGCGCTGGAACACAATCTGGAAGATGTGGCTGCTGCCGTTCGTATGCGCCCGCAGATGCTCCGCAATAAGCTGAACCCACTGCAGCCGCACCGCCTTACCTGTGATGAGCTGCTGGCCATTACTGACTTTACAGAAGATGCGCGCTTGCTTGATGGGCTGTTGAGCCAAATCAACTGCCTGCCTTCTGTGCCGGTAAATAACGCCACCGGCGAAAATATGCAGTATTGCGCGCTGACAGCTACCGCCAACGTTGGCGCGATTGCTGGGCAAGCGATATCAGAAGAACGCATGACCGCCGAACGTAAGAACCAAATTCTTGATCGTGCCCGTGACGCTATCCGCAGCCTTTCAGTGCTGGCGTATGCCGTCGAAAGCCGTTTTCAATCCGCGCCAGTTTTGGCCGCTGCTGTCGATGTTGTGACTAGCGGCGCAGCTGGCTTGATGTGAGGGATCGCCATGAACATTAAACCGTTTGTTACTTACCTCAAGCGCCAGTCACCGCCGCCACAGTTGGCCAGCGGTTCCACTGGCTGGCTGGAGCTGCCGAACGGGCAGCGCTGGAATCCTGGCCATACCTATAAATTCAATGCCGATGCTCACCAGCCGCAGAAAGCTGGCCGTGTCCCGCGCTTTGTTTCATCCGTTGCCACGATTCTGGCAAGGGGGCGTAATGGCCGTTAACCAGACACAGCAGGAAAAGAACCTGCTACAGCTGGCGCGTATTAAGCGCAAGTATTTCAGTAACAGCAGCGCAGCAGCGGATTGGTGGGACAAGTTAACGCCACAATGGCGCGGTGTAGTACTTCACGCTGCTGGGGTTAACTCCGGTTCGGATGTGTTCAAAGCAGCATTAAGCCGCTGCAGCTGGAGGGAGCTGTTCGAGCGCCTCGACTATCGGGCGATGATTCAGCTGCGCCAGGGCATTTCCCATGCGCGCGCCACGTTTGAGGGGTTCGGTTCGCTGCGCGATAGCGATTTTTCCCGTCGCACAGCTGCACGGCCGGAACAGGGCAAGCAAAGCAATCCAATTTTTTCAGGAACGGTGCAAATGGTTGTTGCACCGGCTGCAGTTCAAAACATGTTGGCAAAACAGCAGGGGATTCAGGAATGAGCGTAATTTCAGTTGATAGTAAAACGTTGGGGCAGGAGCTGGCCGCCTGGGGCGTACCACACAATTATGCGATGGCCTTTGCAGGCAAAAGCATTGTTAAGAATGGCCGCATTGGGCTGCACTCCTTCTTCTTTAATGACACTGAACATCTAACTAACCCGCGCCACTGGCTTGCGATAAATGCAGCCTTCTGGTGCTGCGTATACCGCGAGGCCGAAAGCAAAGAAGCGCAGATTGAAGCGATAGCAGGTTACCGGTCAATGATTGCCGCCGTTACCGCGCTGAGTATCGATCGCATCTTCTTTGAGCATGATGCACCGCGCGGACCGGGAACAGCCAATGCTTACCTGTTGCTTGATTCGGGGGTAGCGTCTGCGCCGTTTGTTGACTCGGTGAATGACTATATCAATACGCAAGGGCACCATGGCCACGGCGACGATCTGCAGTGCTTTGCCATGCCAGAAACCCGCCATGACCTGGCCGTTACGGTTTACGTTGCCAGTATTAGCAATATGGCCACTGAGGAGGCTGCAGCGCTAAAAACCGGGGTGGAAAACCTGATCCGTTGCGCATTCCGGGAAAACACGGATTTTGACGTGAAAAAAACGTGGCCATATTCGCGGTTTTCCTTCTCGCAGTTGGGGCGCGAGATCCACAGGCAGTTTCCAAAGGCAGATTCCGTTGAATTTTCGCTGAAAGATATCAGTAGCGCGCTGGACGTGCCGCGCCTTAACTCGCTGATTGTGGAGCTGGCTAATGACTGACTTTCTGAAAAAGCTGGCCGGGATGGTGTTGCCGTTCTGGATGAGCAAAGGCGAACCGGAAAAGCTGTTGGCCGTTATGCGCCGTTTCTGGGCGGAGGTTTACGGCTGGATAACCTGGCCGGTTAATCAGTTTGATCCGTTGGTCTGCCCGGAGCCGTTACTCAACCTGCTGGCCTATGACCGCGATATTACCCGGTTTGATAGTGAGCCGCTGACGCTGTTCCGCAAGCGCGTGGCGTACGCCTTTGTTAATGCGCGCGATGCCGGTTCTGTTGAAGGATTCATCGCTATCTTCGAGCGTCTTGGTATTGGTTATGTCGAATTACTGGAGAGGCAGGAGGGTATTGATTGGGATGTAATTATTGTCCGGGTTAGCGATAGCCAGTTGGCGGCGAACCCTGATCTGATGTTGCAGATAATTCGCCAGTATGGACGCACCTGCCGCCGATATCAGTTTGAAGTATTAACCAGCCTTAAATTATATATCAACAGTGGCACTGAATATGGGGAATACGTCTGTTACAGCGCAGGGAATAGTGTGCGTGGGGAAATGAAAGCCGGGGAATACATCGCCTTTTATGCCACCGCAGAAAATCAAAGCAACGCCGTTTTTGGCGCAAAATTATAAGGTGTTTTATGAGTCAGACTGTTATTACTACGGCGTTTGAACAACTTAAGGCGCAGCAAGCTGCAAATAATAGTGTTCTGACGCTTGATGAGTTTATTTTTGCCAATATACCTGACTTGAACATTACTGACCCTATTGACCGGGAAGAGTCTTGGCCGGATGCCAGCCAAATAGTACATCGCCAGGCTGTATCTAAAACAGGCATGGTAAACGGTAATGCAGTAGTGTATTCCGTGGTTATGGGGGCGGACGTTGGAGATTTCGAATTTAACTGGGTAGGGTTGATTAGTCGGGCCAGTAATACAGTGGCTATGATTGTACATGCCCCGCTCCAGAAAAAAATTAAAACCGCGTCCGGCCAGCAAGGTAATGTATTAACCCGTTCTTTTTTGATGGAGTATGACGGCGCATCGCAGCAGACCCAGATTATTACACCTGTAGATACCTGGCAGATTGATTTTACTGCCCGCCTTGCTGGCGTTGACGAGCGGCAGCGTCTGGAGAATATAGACATTTACGGACCAGCAGGTTTTTTAAATAATGGCTGGTTTGTCACGAAAAAAAATAGTGACAAATATGATGTACAGTCTGGTGTTGGCTACATTGCTGGATTGCGGGCGGAACTACTGGAAAACCAGGAAATTACCATTAACGCGAAACCAACAAAAATATGGGTAGATGTATGCTGGCGCGGAACGCTGACAAGTGCATGGGTGTCTGTGAGTAAAATCACGGTAGCGAAAGAGTTGGCTAATTATAACGAAAACGGTGAACAGCATTATGTTTTTGCTATTGCTGAAATTGATGACACGGGAAGTGTCACTGATTTGCGCCCTGTGGGTAGCCAGATTGAACGTAATATTCCGACTTCAGGACGATGGCTTAATGATAAATGGTTCAGGTCATCCGGGGAATATATAAAAACACCTGGGGCAAGACGTGTAAAAGTTACCATAACCGGTGCTGGCGGTGGTGGTGGTGGCTGTTTTAATGATGGGGCTGCTGATAATAATTTTTCAGGAGCGGGTGCCGCAGCGGGTAGCACTGGCATCAAATGGTTTGATGCTGATGAGATTGATGGATTGGTTGTCACTATCGGCGCAGGTGGTACTGAGGCGCAAAAAGGCGGGGATTCATTATTTGCTGGGATCGTCGCTAAAGGCGGTGCACCGTCGCTTGCTGTTGGCGTTTTTGCGTCGGGTGGTCTGGGTGAGGAGGGCACTGGCGCCGATATCAATATTGCAGGTGGTGATGGTGGTGACGGGCAAAATGGACAGCAGTTATTGACCGGCTTTGGTGGTTCCAGCTACTGGGGCGGAGGACGGCGCTCAGGAAGTGCAAAAGTCGGCGGTGAGGGGATGAAAAAAGCCTCTGTACCCGGTGCAGGCGGATCGGGGTGTTTTGATCTCCAGGTTCAGAATACGCGGTTTTATGGTGGAACGGGTGGTGATGGTATTGCTTTATTTGAGGAGTTTGCATGAATCGTTATGCTCTGATTAAAAATGGTGTCGTAGAAAATATTGTTGTTTTTGATGGTGAAGGAAACATTTTCCACGATTTTATTATCGTTCCTCTTGATGGTATTGAGTGTGGTCCCGGATGGCAGTATCTGGATGGAAAGTTTGTCGCACCAGACAGTGAGTCTGTATTGCCTGATTAATCGGAGGGACAAAGCGTGTGGCATGAATCAATTATCCAGATAACTGACAATGTGGCACCACTGAGCTGCTCAATTATTCCCGCGCATCCGTGGATTTATGGCCTGGGCCAGCAGACGGAGAACGGCGCTTATCTCAGCCCGGCCAATGCTGTAGCTTATCTGGCTGAAAAAGCGGCAGGTATCGGCGGGGCTGCTGACGTTGTGATCCTGATGGTGGTCAGCCAGTCGCATGACAGCTTTATGAGCAGCCTCACCCAGCTGGTTGATGTATTTCCAGCGCCGGTTTTTACGCAGGTTAAGCGCCTGGCGCAATCCGCTGCGCAGCTGGCCAGCGAAAAGATGCAGATTCCGCCCGAGGTAAGTGGTGGCCTGCCGGTGGCCATGCCTCTATCGGTTCCAACAAATCGGGCAGCGCTGGCCGCTGCGGCGGTGAAGAAAGCACAGGAAGATGCGGCGCTGCCGGTTGATATGGATGCGCTGCAAAAGCAGCTTGATGATTTTGCGCAGCTGCGCACCGGGTTAGTGCAGGAGATTGCCAGCGGTCTGGATGACCTGAAAACTAAATCAGCCAGGGCGTGGGTATTTACGGCCAGCGGGGATCTGGCCACAAGTCTGCTGGCACTGGTTAATGATATTCCGCTGCCATCTGCCGTTCACACTGCAGCCATGATGCTGGTCGGGGATAACCTCGACGGGATAAAAGGAATGATTCATGACCTCGATCACGATGCTGGCACTTAATGGCGAAGCCATCCCGCTGAAAAATATGCGCGTCACGCTGACACAGCAATTTCAGGATAAAGACCAGTCCGGCCAGACCAGCGCCACGACGAAATCAGAGCAGGGCGTAAAAGGAAAGGAGCTGCGTGTGTCGGGGGAAATTCCGTTCAAGTCTCCTGATGTGCTTAAGCGTGTCTTTGAGCTGGCAACGGCCACCGATAGCAGTGGCCAGCGGCAGAAATACCGTGTAGCCCATGAAATGGCGCGGGCGGTTAATTTCCGTGAGGCAACATTTACGGGATCGCTCGATGCACCCCAGCAGGATGGGAAAATGGCCTGGCTGATCACCTTTACGCTTACTGAGCATATAAGTGTGCAGGAAAAGCGTGAAGCCCGCGCGGACAGCAAAATGACAGCAAAAAAGCAGACTGCTGGCGGAGCGGGAACAGGGGGTGGACAGGTTGCCGCCGAGGATGAAGAGAAAATGACGTGGTTTGAACGCAAGGTGCTTAAGCCAGTCAATGATGCGCTGGAGTAAGCATGAAACCCGTTAAACGTCTTTATCTATCCAGTGATGAGGTCCATATTGCCGATGCAAAACTGGTGCTGGAACTGAACAACTGCGGCCGCGGGTTTATCACGGCACAGACCACCCAGGACTATACCGGCAAGCTGGTGCGCCTCGATGTGGGTTACACCGATCTGATCCTGCGCTGGTTTACCGGCTATGTTGAGCGCTCGCAACCGGCAGAAAACGGTTTTCAGCGTCTGTTTGTGCGTGAGCTGGTCGGCGTGTTTGAAAAGTCGTGGCCATGCTCGTTTCAGCATCCAACTTTGCGCAAGGTGGCCAGCTGGCTGGAAGAAAATAGCGGCATTACGGTGAGCGTGCCAGATGCTGAATATGCAGATAAACCGATCCCCCATTTCACCCACAGCGGCAGCGGCTACCAGCTTTTGAGCAATCTGGGCAAAGCCTTTGGTATCACGGATTACATCTGGTATCAGCTTCCGGATGGCGGTTTGTATGTTGGCGGCGCGGAGTTGTCATTATTCGCCGGTAAAGCCGTGGATATCCCGGCAGAGTTCAGCCAGGGCGCGGCCGGAGGTAATACCATGACACTGCCGGTTGTTCAGAGTCTGCGGCCGGGCGTGGAAATGAACGGCGAGCGCGTGACGCGTATCCAGCTGAATAACGACACGATGGATGTTACCTGGACGCCGCGCAACAAAGCCACGGGGGAACCGCTGCAAAAAAGCCCGCTGCAGCGCCAGGTTGAAAGTCAGTATCCGGAGCTGGCTGCAGGTCTGCACCTGCCGAAATTCGCCAGGGTGCTGGCACCAACGGAAGCGGTAAGCAGTGGTAATTTTGCCGATCCGTTCCGCCCGCGCTATGCGGTAAATGTGCAGCTGCTTGACGCAGACGGCAACCCGGATAAACGGACGCCAGTTTATAACGCCGTGCCGCTGCCTGTTCCTATGGCCGGTAATGATTCGGGTATGTATCAGTTCCCGCCAGAAGGGACGCTGGTTGAAGTGGGATTTACCGGAGGCCGGGCAGATAAGCCGTTTATTCGCCAGACCATGCCGGAAGGGAACAGCCTGCCGGATGTGAAACCGGGGGAGCAGCTGCAGCAGCAGCGCGCGGAAGTATCGCAGCGCGTTACGCTGGCGGGTGATTGGGTTCGGCAGACTGACCAGGCGATCAGTGAAACTTCAATGGCCAGGAATATCAAAGCCGATACAGAATCGCGCGAGCTGGTAAGCCGTGACACCACAATTAAGGCGACGGACAAAACCACGGTTCTGGGCGCTGCCACGTTGATGGCTGGCGCTATTGTGCAAATCAGTACCGGCAATTACAGCCAGGCGGTGAAGGGAAACTGGCTGGCCAATGTCAGCGGCAATGCTGAAATGAAGATTGCTGGCGATCAGGCTGTGAATGTTGCCGGCAGTCTGACAGAGCAGATTGGGGAGATTCGCAAAAGCGTGGCGGCAGTGCGGCAGCAGATTATTGCGCCTGTGGTCTGGATTGGTTCCGGCAGTGTGAACATCGCCCAGCTGATGCTTGATACTCTGGATGTCGTGGCGCAGCTGGCAGAACAAACGGCCAGCCATACCCACAGCAATACAGGCGCGCCGGAGAACGCCAGCGCCATACGTGCAGCCAGTCAGAAGGCTGAACAGCTTAACGGCAAGTATTCGCCAGTCATTGGCCAGTAGTCCAAAGCACTAAACGAAAGCCCGCGTAATGCGGGTTTTTTTATGCCCGCCATACAGCCCACAGAACGCAACCTGCCGCACTCACAAGCCAAAACGACGCAACGGGATACCTGAAATAGATCATGCGCACCGTGCTGCGCTGGCTGCGCCTGAACGTCACAAAATAAATCTTTCCACGACGAAAACGGCGCTACACCGCACCCGCCTGCGGGTTTTGGATCGTAAAAAATTTTCAGTGGGATTTTTCTTCAAAACATATCGCCAGCCCGCGCCAGTGCTGGCGGCTTTGCGGAGACTGGAAACTGAAAAGATTGAAAAGAATTTCAGTGTTTTTCAGTTTGAAGGATCTGTGGAGGATCTAAGTAAAAACTCAACATTATGAAAAATAAGAGGAAAATTAATTTTACGTGAGATTTAGAAGATCAATCCGCGCTGGAAGGCCGGGCAAAGAAAAGCCCGCAATTCCAGAGGCGGAGCGGGCTGCAGGGCATTCACCAGATTTTCATAAACTGAAAAGTGTGACGTTATAGTTTGCCTTCATGAACGCTGACATCTACCACACTTTTGGTTTTTAGGTCGATGGTGCAGGCATACGTCATGTTCATTTTGGCATTAAAGCCATTGGTGAATTTTACTTTGTCGCCGATGTAGGTGAGTTGGTTCTTTTTCGAATCAATTCGCGCGTGTGAAAAAATGGTGTCTAAAATTCCATCCGTCCATTCATATTCATATTTTGCGGAACGCTCGATAAGGGGTTTGCATTTGGTGACAGCATCAACCAGGTTCTGGTCATAGTTGCATTGGGTGTCTGTGTTAGAGCATGTCTTTGGTGCAGCTGCTGTTTCTTTATCATCACCACTGCCGATGAAGTACATAACTGCGGCGACAATCACAATCAGGATTAAACACCCGCCTAGCTTTTGCTTAGCACCAAAGCCGGGATCTTTAACGCCGCAGTGTGGGCAGGTCTTTGCGGTAGTCGATACTTCTTTTTTGCATTCTTTACATTTAGTTAGCGCCAT